AGGGGCACCCACGGGCGCCAACTTGCCGAACTGTTGGTGGCTATTTCGTGGTGGCCCCCGTCTATACCTTTTGACATAGACGACTTGGCTACTGTCGTTGCTGTATTATCAGACAACAACAAACAACGAAAGTAAACGCCGTGGCCCCACTACCGTTACAAATTGAAGGTATTCAAGAAACCTTAAAATTGTTAAACGACATAGACCCTAAATATCGGCGTTTAGTAACCAAACAAATTAAGAACGCGGGCGCGTCTATTTTGACGGAAGCGCGCCAAATGGTTGCAAGTTTTCCTAACTCAAAAGGCAACGGCGCGCCACTATCCGGCATGGTTCGAGGCAACCTAGTTAAAGGCCGTGAAACTACCTGGCGTACCGACGCAGTACAAAAAGGTTTCAAAATCAAAGTTGGCGTACGTGGCAGTAAAGAACGCTACGTAAACTTTGACCGGGGCGGCTACAGCGAACAAGTTGTATTTGGTGCAAAACCGTACCGTTTGATGACTGTACAGAGTGCCGACGCTGCAGGGGTTATTTATGACCACGCAGGGCGCAACACAAGTAGCCAGTTTGTTACAAACTTGACCGTAGAGGAAGGCAAACAACCGCAAGTTATTGACGTTGCCGTAGAAAAAAACAGGCCTACCGTTAAAGCCGATGTACTTAAAGTAGTTGAACAAGTTATGGCTGTTACTAATCGACAAATGAAGGTTCGCTAATGGCTGGTATAAATATTCCGATTATTACGTCGTTTGCCGATAAAGGCATTTCGGCTGCAGAAAAAGCGTTTGGCAAGTTTGGTAAAACTGGCGTAGCAGTAGGCGCCGCGTTTGCAGCTTCAACCGCGCTTGTAGTCACAGGTTTAACTAAATCAGTTGCCGCCGCTATTGAAGACCAAAAAAGCCAAGCGCTACTAGCCAAACAATTAGAAAACACTACGGGCGCGTCACGTATGACTATCGCCGCCACCGAAGAATTTATAACCCAAATGCAGTTTGCTACAGGCGTAGCCGACGACCAACTACGCCCGGCGTTGGGTTCGCTAGTTCGTGCCACAAACGATTTAACTACAGGGCAAGACCTGTTAAACCTTGCGTTAGACGTGTCTGCCGGTACTGGACGAGATTTAGAAACCGTATCGCTAGCACTTGGCAAGGCATACAACGGCAATTTAGGCGGTCTAACAAAATTAGGTATAGCACTCGACCCCAACATCGTTAAAACTAAAGACTTTGGTAAAGCCCAAGAAGAACTAACCAAACAATTTGGGGGCGCTGCAGCTGCAGCCGCTAACACATATGAAGGGCAACTAAAACGCCTAGGTACTGTTTGGACAGAATTAAACGAAACTATCGGCTACGCAATTCTTAACAATATTTACGTTAAAGACGCTATAGGTCGACTACCTGAAGCCACCAACGCCGCTATTAAAGCTTTAGGCAAAGAAGGTTTAGGCGGGGCGTTAGACACATTCCTAGACGAAATGGGCGTAGTAGGCGCATACGTCAGAATGTTTGGGGCGTCAGTAGTTCACGAATATAACGAAATGGCACGAAAAGCCGCTAACGCCATGGTTATTTTGTCTTTAGGTTTTGTTCAACTTGTACCAGGTTTTAAAAAAGCCCAAGGAGAAATACAAAGAAACTTAATTGTAACTGATTTACAAATGCAGGCAAGTCAAAATTACATTAACGATTTGACTAAAGCCATGCGCGAACAAGAACGGCAAACAAAAAGTAACGCAGCGGCCGCAGACAGATTAGGCGCCCAGGCCGAAGCGATGGGTTACAAGATTGACCCACTAGCCGGGCTATTTGAAAATTTAGGCGGGGCAGTTAAAAAAGCCGATACCGCCGTAAGTGATGCCGCTAAAGCATTACAAGACGATTTAACAAAAGCATTAGACGAGGCTAAAACAGGATTAGAGAACGCCCAAGGCGCGTTTAATGATTTTGCCGAAAGCGTTTCAACAGGTCTACAAGATGCGTTTAGTTTTAAAAATGCAAAAGACGCAGGCGATGAAACAGGCGCAGGGTTTTTATCCGGTTTACGTGAACAAGTTAGAGGCATAAACGACTACAGCGCCAACGTACAAGCCCTGTTAACCGCTGGGTTGTCACAAGACGCGTTAGCAGCTGTTTTAGCTGCAGGCGGCGACAGTGGCGCGGCTATTGCCGCAGAACTCATTAAGGGCGGTTCTACTGCCATTATTGAAACTAACGCCTTAGTTGAAAGCGCTAAATATGCTGCCGATTTAATTGGTCAGGCTGCAGCAAACCAATGGTACGGCGCAGGCGTATCTAACGCGCAACAATATTTAAGAGGCGTTGAAGCCGCGTTCGCTGTAGCCCAATCACGACTTGCAGGCAAGGGCTTAAAACTTGCCGACGTTAAAGGTATATCGGCTGGGTTTAGCGACGCTATTACTGCCCCTGTCATGGCACCTATTAGTCGACCTACGCCTGGCGCTGGCGGTATTGACCGCGGCATAATGATAAATATTACTGGCGGTATTAGTACTAGCGCCGAAATAGGCGAAAGCGTAGTAAACGCTATTAGGGCATATAACAGGGCTGCAGGCCCCGCAAATATTCAGGTTGGGTAATGGCTACGTCAGTTATTGAAAGCGGTAACTACGAACTATTTATAGACACGGGTTTTATGCTTGACGCGTTTACGCTAGACGACGCAACGCGCGGCGTATTAGACGGCACCCAGTACGTGTTAGACGGAACTACAGAATTTGCACCAATGCTGGAATACTCAACAAATGTAAACATTAAACGTGGGCGCCGTGACGTAGGCGACCAATTTAGCGCTGGCACAATGTCATTTAACTTAAACGATGACCTAGCGGGGGGAACGCTAAACCCGTTGTACTCATCTAGCCCATATGTAGACCCTGCAGGTCAATTTACCTTGGCACCATTACGGCGCGTTTCGTTTGGCAGATACAACAGCGTAGGCACGTTTATAACGTTGTTTGTAGGTCAGATAGTTAACTACGACTACACCTATGAACTAGGCGGCCAAAACACAATTAGCGTATATTGTGCCGACGATTTTTATCTATTAGCCCAAACAGCGTTAGCCGAATACAACGTAAGCGAAGAACTATCTAGCGCCCGCCTATCGGCTGTTTTAGATTTGCCCGAAGTTGCTTACCCGGCTTTAACACGTGACATTGAGACAGGCACCCAAACATTAGGCGGGGCAGCTGCCTACACCGTGGCCGAAGGTACCAACGTTAAAGCGTACATTGACCAAATACAGGCAGCCGAACAAGGCCGTATCTTTATGTCGAGGACAGGCGATATAACTAGCCAACCGCGCATTGGTAATACCCTTTCGGGCAGCGTTGCCGACTTTCACGACGACGGAACAAACATACCGTATAACAGTTTAGGCATTATTTTCAACGCCGACGTAATAGTAAACAGGGCGAGTATTCAACACTTAGGCGCCACAAGCCCACAAGTAGCCGACGACGCAGCAAGCCAGGCTAAGTACCTAATTCAAAATACAAGCATTACTAACAGCCTTTTACACAACGACGCGGCAGCTTTAACCTTGGCAAACTACCTGTTAGTTGGCGAACCTGTAGCCACGTTTAACGCCGTCCAAACTGATTACCTAATGCTTACAACAGCCCAACGCGAAACCTTGGCGCTAGTAGATATTGGCGACACTATTACAATTACTAACACTATTACGGGCGGCGAAGTAGCCCAAGAACTAGCAGTAGAGGGCGTAGAAATATCGGTAAACGTAAACAACGGGCATAGGGTTACGTTTTATACATCGGCTACGGTTATCGTCTACCAATTCGTTTTGAACGACGCGATTTACGGTAAGTTAGATATACAAGACCCGCAGCCAGTTTTAGCGTAAAGTAGGACATATGCCATTGACCACGTACACAAGCGGCGAAGTACTAACCGCCGCGTCACTTAATGCAAACCTAGTTTTTGCTGCCGCTAACCCAGTCGCAGCGGCAAGCGGTCTTGCACCTGTTGTACCAACATCAGTTGCCGTTGGTAGCGGTACAGGAACGGTTAGTGCTACTGGCACAGTGACATTTACTGGCGCATCTAGTGTAAGTGTGAACGGTTGTTTTACCGCAACTTACACAAATTATGTAGTTTTAATTAACTGGTTTACTGCGGTTAGTGCTGACCCAACGTTGCGTTGGCGTGTAGGCGGAGTAGATAACTCAACTGCCAGTAGTTATGTGTGCAATGTTGCAAGCACAGGGGCAACATCGTGGCAAGTGCAAACCGATACAGCGTCATCAGCCACATTTTCTTACAGCAGCGGCAGTGCATCAACTGCAAAAACTGAAACATTATTGTACATTTATGAACCGTTTTTAGCGGTACAAACACGACATAATCAAAACAATGCAGGAACACTTAGTTATGGTCAGCAACAAATTGTTGGAAAACATAACCAATCAACCTCATACGATGGATTTAGCATTTTGTCATCAAGCAACCTCACAGGAACATTGACCGTATATGGATACGCATTATGAGTTATGACGCAATTGTAGAACCACAAGACCCGGCACAAGTTGCAGC